GATGCGCATGGCGTGAACTTCTATGAACTCAAGCCGGCCATTAAGGTTAAAGCTATATTAGATCAAATACAAAGCGACTATGCTTTCACGTTTACGGGGGCTATTTTAAATGATCCGCGAATATCTGAACTTTACCTTTGGCTTCACAATCGGGAAGGATATTTATTCGAAGACGAGGACGACAAGAGCGCTCCTTATCAGCGATATGTGCCGGATTACAATGAGTCAAGTATTGTAAGCGGGGATTGGTTTTTCTTTGCTGGCACAAATGACTTTCTGCTTGATAGGTCACAGCAACCTAGGCCAACACCATATCAAATCCGAGTGACCTTATCTGGGCTGAATGCTAATTGTGCAATTGTAATTTACGGAAATGGTCAGGTCGTATCTTACCGCAGTGCATCTGCTTCCGGCGGGCGGTTTGATTTTAACGTCCCATCGAATGCAACAAATATTCGTTATCGCGTCGAAATAGAGCGCCAAACGACGCTGCTTAATTACACGATGAAAACAGAAATCTTTCAACCACAAACAGGGGCGCTGATCACTGTCAATGCTACCGAAACGAAGGCAGATATTAACATCGCTAAGTTGATGCCAGACCTTAAGGTTGTTGAGTTTCTCGATGGACTAGCTAAGATGCACAACTTAACAATTACCAGCGAAGACAGAGAGACATTTAATTTTGAGCCATACGGCGACTTCATAGGGTCGGGAAATAATGTAGATTTAAATGAAGACATCGACACCTCGAATTTTATAATTAAGCCTGTTGATAAGTTTAAAACTATTGAATTTAAATACCAAAAGTCAGATCAGTTACAGCAAAAGAAGTTTAGAAAAGTGAATGGCCGGGGCTACGGGGATTTGGTGCAATCTTTTAATTTTGATACCGAGGAGGAACTCAAGGTAGAGTTGCCATTTGATCAGCCTTATTTTACAGTAATGTTGGATCAATACACATCTGACTATGTAAACTTTCCGGTGTACAAGTCAATCAGTGCTATTAACGACAACGGGGATGGCGAGAGCTACTACGGAGCGCCGGTACTATTTTACCATAATACCTTTCTCAGTATTGCAGCTAATAGCATTTCCTTTCTCGATGAGGCGGGGGTTCAAAGTGAAGTGATAACAATTCCGTATGTAAATACTATTAATGGGACATCGGACACATCCTTGAGCACAAACTTTTCGGAGGACCCGAACGAATTCACCTTGATACAAACCAATGTACCGGCGAACAGGGACACCTTATACGCCGACTATTGGCAGGGGATTATCGAAAACGCCTTCAACAGTCAGGCAAGATTAGCAGAGATACAGGCATACATTAGCAAGGCTATCGTCCGGAGCATTAAATTAAAGGATATCATTATCTGGAATGGCAGGCGATGGAGGATTAACCAGATTAGCACAAATTTTAGTAGCGACAAAAGCGACATCGAACTTATAACAATCGTATGAAGGAATTAATAAAACTCTTAATAAAAAGTGAAGGGGAGACAGAGGCCTTGCGCATAGCTAAGGGAAAGTATAAGTTTCCGCGTAATATTAAAGAGGTATTTCAAAAACTTAAGTAATGGCGGTAACGCAAGAGATCAATATAGAAACTAACGCTAAGAAGGCTAGTAAAGACGTTGAGGGCTTAAGTGATTCGATTGATAAAACATCAGAATCTCAAAGCAGAGCGAATGAAGGGTTTAAAGAGGCAAGCGACGATTTAAAGGATATAAAGAAGTCCAGCAAAGCCGGAGCAAGTGGTGTTAAAAAGCTAGCTAAAGGGTTTAAGGGGATGGGACTAGCCATTAAGGCAGTCGGCATAGGTCTAGCAATAGAGGCATTTCAGTTATTAAAGGAAACACTTGGGAAGAATCAGAAAGTTGTAGACTTTTTTAATACCTCAATGAACGCTGTGAGCATAGTTGTTAATGATCTATTTAGCTTCATCATTGAAAACTCCGGGGCCATAGTCCAGGCTTTTTCTGATGTATTCGACAACCCTTTAAAGTCAATCAAGCAGCTAGGGAACGCGATTAAGGATAACGTGATTGAGCGATTTGAATCAATGATTGACAGCCTAGGATTTGCGGCTACTGCTGTAAAAGAGTTTTTTTCTGGCAACTTTGAAGAGGCTAAGAATGCTGCAGTTGATGCAGGAAAGGAGCTTGTGGATGTAGGTACAGGCGTTGATAATACATTTGATAAAACAGTAAAGGCGGGCAAGGAGGCAGCCGAGTCCATCAAGAGCTACGGCCTTGAGACTATTGAGACAGCTAAGTCTCAGACAGAATTAGCAAAAGCATCTGAAAGAGCTCAGATTATAAATGAGGGCCTGTTGTCTAAGTATGAGAATCAAGCAGAGCGATTAAGGCAGCAGCGAGACAATGAGCGCTCTAGTATAGAGGATAGAATAGCAGCGAGCATAGAACTAAGAGCGGTTCTTGAGAAGCAGCAAGAAGCGATGCTGAAAAACGCTAGAGTCACACTTCAGGCTGCCCGAGCTAATTTAGAAATCAATGACACGGAAGAGAATAGAAACGCTGTATTGACTGCGCAGAATAGATTAGCTGACATACGCAATCAAATACAATCTCAAAACTCTGAGCAGCTAAAATCTCAAAATGCACTGCTAAGAGAACAGAATAGGCTACAACAGCAGAAAGCTAAAACCGCTCTTAACGCAGAGATGAGCGTGGCTGAAGCGATGGCTGAAAATATAGATAATGAGGTTGCAAAGATAGAGCAGCAGGATTACCTGGCTGAACGCCGATTTATGGCTGAAAAGAGAAGAATTAAAGAGCAGATAAGCCTAGAAGAAGAGGGGTCAGCTCGGAGGATGGAGCTTGAAAATGAGTTAAACATGCTGGTTGCTAATAATGCTGCACGGGAAATTAAAACAGCAGAAGCAAAGAAGAATGCGGAGGTTAAGATAGAAAAGGCAAAGGAGCAGGCTAAGCTTAACATAATTAATCAGGGCCTTGGAGCTATACAGGGGCTAGCGAAGAAGGGAGCTGCGTTTGCAAAAAGTTTATCGGTAGCGCAAGCGACCATCAATACCTACCAGGCGGCAACAAATGCCCTGGCCAACACACCTGCGCCCCCTCCTTTTCCGCAGATTGCAGCGGGCATTAATATCGTGTCTGGCTTAGCACAGGTAAAGAAGATCTTAAGCACAGACCCGATGGGCGGATCAGGTGGCGGCGGCAGTATAGCAGCACCAAGCACAGGAGGGGCGACCACAGGTGGGGGCGCAGCTGCTTCGGCAGTGCAGCCGCAATTTAATACTGTTCAGGGCGCGCAGAACAATCAGCTGCTGGGAGATGTGCGTGATGGCATCAATCGACCTAATAAGGCCTACGTTGTATCAAAAGAAGTTAGCACAGCTCAGGAGGTCGATAGAAATAGAGTTAAAAACGCGAAACTAGCAGGGTAAACTGTTTATTAGTTATGGAGATAAAAGAGCTTGTATTTTCAGAGGAAGATGTGCTGTCAGGGGTGGATGCAATTAGCATCGTCAGCCATCCAGCCATTGAGGAGAATTTTGTAAAACTTACAGCTCAAAAAGAGGTAGAGCTTAGGACACTTGATAAAGAGAAGCGTATATTATTAGGGCCTGCGCTCATTCCTAATAAGATGATTTACCGCAAGAATGAGGAGGATGAATTTTACATTTACTTCTCAAGAGATACCGTCAGTAATGTTTCCCAGGCTTTTCTAAAAAAGGGAAATCAGAACAAAAGCACATTAGAGCATCAGGCCAACCTTGAGGGCTTAACTGTTGTAGAGTCATGGATTGTTGAAGACAGCGCGAAGGATAAGTCAGCTTATTACAATCTTGAGATGCCTGTTGGCACGTGGATGGTAGCCATGAAGGTTTACAATGATAAAGTTTGGGACGATTATGTGCAGACCGGCAAGGTGAAAGGCTTCTCTATCGAGGGGTATTTCGCCGATAGTATAGAAGCCTCCGACCAGCAGAAACTTGAAAAAGTGCGATCCATCATAAAAGACGATGGCCGCACAAAGTCGGGTAAAAAGATAGTCATGGAGAGCTTTTCCGACTATCCAGATAGTGTTAAGAATAACGCCATGCGGGGCATTAAGTTAAATGAGAAGCAGAACAACTCTTGCGGCACTCGAGCAGGCAAGATAAGAGCACAGCAGCTTGCTGACGGCGAACCAGTTAGTTTGGATACAGTAAAGCGCATGAAGTCTTATCTCAGCCGGGCCGCTGAGTACTATGACGAGGGAGACACTGAAGCCTGCGGAACTATAAGTTACCTTTTATGGGGCGGGAAGTCAGCACTTCGTTGGGCTGAAAGTAAGATTAAAGAGATTGAGGAGACAGAGGCAAAGTCGCAATTATCAAGCCTAAGAAATTTTTTTAACCCCGAAAACGAAAAATAATCCTGCCTCATTGTTTATTAGGTAGTTTAATTAAACAAATTTATATGACCGCATCTGAGAAACTTAAAGAAGTGCGAAAGCTACTTTTCGGTAACACGGAACTAGCCCGCATGACTTTAGAGGATGGTACTGTACTTGAAGCTGAGGCTTTTGAGTCAGGCCAGGACGTATTTGTCGTACGCGAAGAAGAGAATATCCCAGCACCGACAGGTGAGCATACACTCGAAGATGGTCGAGTTATGGTCGTTGAGGAAGAAGGCGTGATTGCAGAAATTAAAGCAGCCGAAGGCGGGGACGAGGATCTGAGCTTAGAAAATGAGCGATTAAAGGACGAGATTAAGTCGCTTAAGGAGGCAAATGAAAACCTTGAGAGCGAAAAGTCCAAGATTGAGAAGGATCAGGAGGCTCTTTCTGCAGAGAAAGACAACCTGACATCCCAAAAGGAAAAGCTAGAAGGCGAAAAAGCTGAGATTTCCAAACAGAAAGATGAGATCGCAGCCGAGAAGACCGAGCTGGAAAAGGCGCAGGTCCCCGGCAAAAAGCACTCCCCAGAGAAGGGGGGTAAGAATCGGCAAGTTCAAACTAGTAAGCAACCAATGAGCGTCAAAGATAGAATTTACGCTCGCATTAACTCGTAGATATGGCAACGACAACAAACATCACAACTACTTATGCCGGTGAGTTCGCCGGAAAATATGTAGGGGCCGCTCTTTTGAGTGGTAACACTCTAGCCCAAAATGGGGTAGAGGTCATGCAAAACATTAAGTACAAGCAGGTTGTAAAGAAGCTGGACCTTGGTAGCCTCGCTGCTGATGCCAGCTGCGACTTTACACCTACATCAACCGTAGGGCTGACTGAGCGCATCTTAGAACCTAAAGAGTTGCAGGTTAATCTTGAGCTTTGCAAAGATGACTTCCAGAGTGACTGGGAAGCGATAGAAATGGGCTTCTCTGCACACGACAACCTGCCTCCTTCCTTCCAGGATTTCATGATTGCCCGGGTAGCTGAGAAGGTTGCGCAGAAGACCGAGATTGACCTATGGAGCGGGGCATCCGGTAATGCTGGCGAGTTTGATGGATTCGTCACAATAATCAGCGCAGATACTGGCCTGCCAACAGCTCAGGAGATCACCGGTACTGCTGTGACCGCTTCAAACGTCATTGACGAGCTTGGCAAGGTTGTGGATGCAATTCCTTCGTCCCTCTATGGACGTGATGACCTGTTCATTTACGTTCCCCAGAATGTTGCCCGGGCTTACGTTCGTGCGCTTGGCGGATTCGCAGCTAACGGGCTGGGAGCCAACGGTATAGGAGGAAACGGCACTCTATGGTACAACGGCGGAGACTTGAGCTTCGATGGTGTTCGCCTTTTTGTAGCAAATGGGATGCCCTCTGATAAGATGGTAGCAACCGTTCGGGATAACCTGTACTTTGGCACTGGTCTGCTTGCGGATCACAACGAAGTCAAACTGCTTGACATGGCCGACCGTGATGGAAGTCAAAACGTGCGCTTTGTCATGAGGTATACCGCTGGCGTTCAGTATTCCAACATTGGCGACATCGTAACATACGGAATCAGTAACACTGTCAATTAGGCAAGAGTCTAACTAACCTAAGAAGGGCGGGTGTTTGATCGCTCGCCCTTTTTTTTAAAAAAAATACGAGATATGGCATGTGATTTAACGCAAGGACGATTAGAGCCTTGCAAAGATTCAGTCGGCGGGATTTACAAAATCTACTTCATCGACTTTGGAACCCTTGGCGCTGTGACAAAGGGCACTGATGACGAGATTACCGATCTTGACGGGACATTCACCGCATTCGCTTATGAGGTTAAGAGCGATGATACAAACTTTGAGCAGTCGATTAATAGCTCGCGGGAGGCCGGGACGTCATTCTTTGAGCAGACTGTAAATCTTAGCTTAAAGCAGCTTGAGAAGTCGATGCACAAGGAGCTCAAGCTGCTCACTTACTCGCGCCCGCATGTAGTGGTTGAGGATAGGAATGGCAACGCCTTTCTTGCTGGCCTTAATCGGGGCCTGGAAGTTACAGGGGGGTCTATCGTAACCGGTGGCGCTATGGGTGATAAGTCTGGCTATGACTTAACCTTCACTGGTCAGGAGGCTCTGCCCGCAAACTTTATAGAGGGCGCTATTAAAGACAACCCCTTTGCTGGCCTAGCTACAGGGACACCAACGATCACCGAGGGCACGTAGATTAAAATTTTTCTTTGTTTTGGCCCCGATCTTAGCTGATCGGGGCTTTTTTATTTAGAGGAATCTGGTAAAATTCCAGCCTTTTTTGTTAATTAAGTATGCAAGTGCTATCTACCTCAAATCAGCAGATTAAAATTATTCCGCGAAGCTACGTATCGTCTATTTCTGCGACCATCCGCAATGAGCATACTCAAAAAGAAAGTACCGGAACGCTCGCTGCTACAACTGATGGAAATTATTTAATTGTTGATTTGGGTACATTAACAACATACCAAGAGGGCCAGGAGTTTTGTTTCACGCTCAAGTCCGCGTCAGATGATATTTACCGAGGCCGCATATTCATCACGGACCAGTCTAGCGAGACTTATAAAGTACAGCAGGGAGAGTACACATCACCGGCAGCTGATAACGAATTTATAATGAATGGGTAATACAAGAGTTGTAAATCTAGGGTCGTACGAGAAGCCAAAAGTCACCGAGAATAAGCGGAAAAACTGGGTGGAGTATGGGGAAGACAATGATTACTTCTCCTACCTAATCGACGCCTACGAGAACAGCACGACCAATAATGCCGTGATCACAGGTATTGCTAATCAGATATACGGATCCGGACTTGACAGTAAAGATAAGGACCGCAAAGTGTCGCAGTGGACTGAGCTGATGGCGATACTTGATCCGGATTGCCTGAAGAAGGCACTCCTGGACATGAAGCTTTTGGGTCAGGCATCCTTCCAAATTATTTGGAATGTAGGGAAAAATAGCGTTCAGCGCATTGAGCACTGGCCTGTAGAAACGTTGAGACCAGTGCTTGCTGACGACGAGGGAGTTGTCAGTAAGTACTACTACGCCCCGGACTGGACAAAAGTGGGCGGTAATAATCAGCCAGACACGTTTCCCGCATTTAAGCAGGGCGGTAAGACAGAGCTGAGTGAAATATACTACATCAAGCCCTACTCCCCGGGGCACTTCTACTTTGCCCCGGTGGACTATCAAGGATCCGTGCCTTACGCAGTAGTTGAGAAAGAGGTCGCAAGTTTTCATATAAACAATATTTTAAATGGCTTCTCAGCTGACACGCTGATCAACTTCAACAATGGAGTTCCGGACGACAAGAAGCAGGTGGATATTGAAAAGAGGATAGCACGTAAATTTAGCGGCAGCTCTAATGCTGGTAAGTTTATAATTCAGTTCAACGACAACAAGGAAACCAGCGCGACAATAGAGAGCGTTCCCTCCGAGGACCGGCACAAGCAGTATGAGTTTATAGCCGCTGAAGCACAGGAGAAAATCATGATTGGCCACCGAGTGACATCTCCAATGCTGCTCGGCATTAAAGACAAGACAGGCCTTGGCAATAACGCTGAGGAGCTGCAAACGGCGATGAACCTATTTGAGGCAACAGTCATTAATCCTTACCGAATGACGATGATCGATGCCCTAGAGAGTATTTTACATGAGAATGGCATTTCTTTAAGGTTGCATTTCGGATCCTTAAACCCCTTTAGCAAAGAGTCAGAAACAACTCAAAAGCAGGAGACACTGGCGGATGATCGCCCCTTTTTAGACGAGAAGACAGAAGGTGAGCTATCCGACATTATTGAAGAGCTGGGAGAGTCAGAAGAGGACCTGCTATCGGACTTTGAGATGATTGAAGCAGAGATAGCAGAAGGGGAACCCGAGGGCTTTGATGCGGAGAAATATATCAATAGCCGGGACGACCTAGCCGCCCAAGATGAGAGCGAACAAGACACAGATAGGTTTAAGGTTCGTTACGCTTACGTAAAAGGAACTCGGAAGCAAGCCGAGGGACAATCAAGACGACTATGCCAGCGCTTATTATCTGCTGGTCGAGTGTATCGCAAAGAGGATATACTACGAATGAGCAGCTCAGGCGGGGCTGAAAAAAAGAATACCCCATATAGTGTGTGGCTTTACAAAGGAGGAGCTAATTGCCACCATCGGTGGGAGCGCCGGGTGTACCGGAAAAGACTTAAAAAGAACGGCGAACCCTGGGGCGGAGAGCCACTGCAGGGTACACGAAAAATAGGCGTAAATCAGGCTATCCGTCAAGGATTTAAGCCAGATAAAAACCCGGATAAGGTGGCGATAGCGCCAATTGATACTGCGACAAAAGGTTATAAAAGCTAATGGCAGAGGCACTATTCATATCACGAAACGATATTGTTAAAAAGACCGCCCTAGGCGGCAATGTTGATACAGATAAGTTTTTGCAATTTGTCGAATCGGCACAGGAGATCCACGTACAGAATTACCTAGGTACTGATCTTTATAATAAGATAAGCGCAGATATTGTCGCTAACAGCTTATCTGATCCGCACAAGTCGCTTGTAAGCGATTACATTAAGCCAATGCTTATCCATTACGCTATGGCCGAGTACCTACCATGGGGGGCTTACACGATAGGGAATGGTGGTATTTTTAAGCATAGCTCTGAGAATAGTGAGACAGTAAGCAAGTCCGAAATTGATTATTTGATGAGCAAGGAGCGGCAGATGGCGGAGCATTATGCGGCCCGCTTCCAGAAGTACATGATCTACAATCAAACGTCGTTTCCGGAGTATTACAGCAATACGGAGGATGACGTGAGGCCAGATAAGAGTAGGAACTATACCGGTTGGATATTGTGAAGTACAAGCCAAAAAAAAAGAATATAGAGAAGTTAAAAGCCTACCTCGAGCGATGCAGGGAGAAGGAGAAAAAGTAGCTTTCAGAGCGATCAATGAGGAATACTTCATGCCGGACACTTATCGGCAAGGATGGGGGCAGATAACGGGGCAGAAGACTAGACTAGTACCTAATTTAATGTATCCAGAAGCTAAGGAAATACTCTCTGCTAATAGTGTAAGTGTAGATACTGAATGCTTGCTTAAAACCATAAAAGAAATAACAGCGAAACAAGCGGAGCCAACTGGAACACGAACTATTATACGAATACCTAAATAATGCCAGATAACAAAATACAATGGGGTCAAGGGGCGGTCAATAACAGCATAGGCTGGGGCGTAGGTGCAACCAATAACACCATAGGCTGGGGGTCCGTGTATGTAAACAGCTATGGCCACGATGAAACTAATTTAATTGGAGACTTAATTGCAGCAGAGGCCCTTGCAATTTTAAATACCGAAGGCGTAAAAGTTGACAACAATTGCTTAGCGGAGACAGCTCGCAAAATTTACAACCCTGCCGATACCACCCCCAACCGGCTTTATCCTATTGCCTACGAAATATTAAACATAAGCGGGGTAAACGTAGAAATTGAATGCCTTTCTGAAACAACTAAAA